ATCCCTCTCCACCTCAACGCAGACGCCTCGCTGCCGCAATCGTACGTGGACGCGATCACCCTCCACCCGGCGATCCAGGGCGTGCTGGCGGACCCGCCCTACACCGCCGAGTACGCCGATAAGTACGCGCCGGGCGCCGGCAAGTTCCCGGCGGCGGACGTGATAGTGAACCAGTCGTTGCGCATCCTGCCGATAGGCGGCCGCGTCGGCATCCTGTCGCTCCATTGGCCGAGATACCCGAAGGCCATCGCGCGCCAGGTGGCGCTCGTCGGGGTCTACGTCGGCAACGGCAACCTCGGCCGCACGTTCGCGGTCTACGAGAGGACGGCATGATCGACGCGGGCGAGATCAAGTTTTCGGAGGACCGTGTCGCGCTGGACGGCAAGGTGAAGGTGATCGCCAGGTACGAGCGAAACGCCGCGATCAACGTGGACAAGACGGAGGCGACGCCGGAGGCGCTGGCGTCCGCGCGCCGATACTGCGCCTGGGTCCTGTGGAGGAACATCTACGGCCCGGAGATCACCGACAAGCTGATCAGGGCCAGGCAGGAGGTCCTCGCGTACATGCCGCACCACAAGACCGAGGCGAACGAGCTGATCGGCGAGGTGCTGGACATGCTGAAGGGTCCCGACGGCGCGGAGGCGCGCGAGCGGGTGTTGAAGCACCTGGTGCGATGAAGGCGCTCTCACTCCACCAACCCTGGGCCTCCGCGATAGCGCTGGGGCTCAAGCGCATCGAAACGCGGTCCTGGCACGTGTCGCACCGCGGCGAGATCGCCATCCACGCCGCCCTGCGGGCCTCTTCCGAGCAAAGGCGCTTCTTCGACGAGATGATGAGGCACCGCGAGTTCAAGCACGCCTTCGAGGCCGCCGGGTTCTTCAGCTTCGAGATGCTGCCGAAGGGCGCGATCGTCGCCCTGGCCGAGCTCAAGGAGGTCGTCCCGACGACCGTCGTCCTCGGGTGCGACGCGGCGAGCGCGATGGACCTGCGGCTCGGCGACTACGGGCCGGGGCGGTTCGCCTGGCGGCTGGCCAACGCGCGGCGGGTCCCGCCGTTCTGGGTCAAGGGCAACCGCGGGCTGTTCAACTTCGACGACAAATGGTTGACCAAGTGAAGAAGGTGATGCAAAACCATCTGGCGGCCATGAACGAACCGATCGACGAAGCCCAGGTGAAGATGATCCAGCGTGAGCAACAGGAGCTCCTGGACGCCTTCAGGGCACGGCACGGGCTCGACCCGGACAACGTCGGGATCGAGGTCAGGAACTGCGGGGACGGGCGCGTCGTGTGGTCGGTCCGGAAGCTGAGCGTGGCCGAGCGCGAGTGGCGCCAGCAGCAAGCGCTGAGGAAGGACGCGGCCGCGATGGCCGGCGTCGAGTCGGGCAAGGTCCACGTCTACGCCTACGCGACCGGCCTGGACTGGAAGGCCAAGATACTTTTCTGGATGCGCCGGACGTTCTCGCCGGGCGCGGTGTTCCTCTCGGAGCGCGGGGCTCGGCAAGAGGGCGGGCCGAACGCGCAGGTCTACAAGCTGGAGGTGCGGGCGTGAACAAGTACCGCGCGCAATCGAGGGCGCTGGCTCGGAGGAGGTTTGTTTATGGCTGACATGGGGAGGAGGGTGGTCGGCACCCGCAACAGCGGGCAGCTGATCGAGGACGTGACGAACTTCGCGGAGGACCTGAACTCCGCCAACGTTGCGTTCGCCATCGTGATCGGCGTGCCCGGCGTGCGCAGCATGCGCTACTGGACCAACATGTCGCGGTACGGCCGGCCGGGGCTCGAGGAGTTCGAGCGCCAGGTCAGGCACATGCAGAACAAGGTCCGCGAGCAGATCTCGAGGCTGGGCGGATGAAGGAGGGTCGGCGGCATGAGCTGGTTAGCTGGCTACACCGGCGCTTCGACAGCATGTCCCTAGCTTACAAGATCGGGGCGTGGGTGTCTTTTCAACTCGCCGCAGTGAAAGGACTCTTGTTAATTGTAGCGTGGATCCGATGACAGGCTGACCAAACAAGGATGAAGTCTGAAGCAGAGCGCGAGTTCGACGCGTGGGTCAAGCGCCGGCGCCGAGGCGTGATGAACCTGGCCGAGCTGGCCGTCGCGCTGCTCCACGAGCTGGCGCACGAATGGAACCTCACGCCGAGGAGGATCATTCGCCCGCGCGGGGTCAGGTGGGTCGCCGGCGACGCGCCGGTCCCCAGCAAGTCGGGCACCTGGACCCGCGTCTACGAGGACAAGGGCGTCAGGGTCGGAGCCGGGAACATTTATCTGTGAGCGCCGGCTGGAACGCGCTGACGTCCGAGCGCGGGCACCAAGAGTGCCAGACCCTCCGCGTGCAGAGGAACCGCTGCCCGATTTGCCGCCGCGAACTTCCGGATTGCGGGTGCAGGGTGTTGACATCGCGGCGTCGAGGTCATAAACGTTCCGCCATGAAGAAGACCTCCTTGTTCGTGATGGCAGCACTCGCAGTCGGCGCGAGCCTGTTCTTAGCTCAGCCGGCATTCAGCCAGGCGGCCTACATGGGCAAGCCGGGGACGGCGACCGCGACGGCGGGGGCGGCGACGCTCCAGAACCAGAGCGGCGTCGTGACGAGCGAGGCGCTCACCACGGCGGCCGGAGCCAACTACACGCTGACCATCACCAACGCGAAGGTGACCACGTCGGCGGTGTGCTTCGCGTCCGTGTCCAACGGGACCAACACGACGGTCGAGCCGGTCGTCACGAGGGTGACGCCGGGCAGCGGCTCCCTTGTCGTGGTGGTCAGGAACCTGCACGCGACGGTGGCGCTCAACGGCACCATCAAGATCGCGTACCAAATTTACAACCCTTGAGGGCGGTCCTCGTAATCATCGTCCTGCTGCTCCTGGTCGGGGCGCTCCCGAGCTGGCCGTACAGCGCCGGCTGGGGTTACTACCCGTCTGGGTTCGCGGGGCTCGTCCTCGTGGTCCTCGTCGTGCTGATCCTGCTGCGGGTCATTTGAAGAAACGCTTTGCGGCATAGAGGGCGGCGGCTGGGGCGCACTTGGCCGCCGCTTTTGCTTTTCCGTTGCGCGGGGCTTGGCGAGGCGGTAGAAGTGACCCCGAAGCATGCCAAGCCCATCGGTCGACCACACGCACCCCGACTACGACCTGGCGGTCGACGCCTGGCGGCTGGTCAGGGACACCGCGTTCGGGGGCGGCCGCAAGGTGAAGGCCGAGGGCTACCGCTACCTCCCGAGCGTGTCCGGCATGTCTCCGGCTGACTACAACGCCTACCGGCACCGGGCCCTGTTCTACAACGCCACCAAGCGCACGCTCGCCGCGTACGTCGGGTTCATCTTCGCCAACAACCCCGAGGTCGAGCCGGGATCCGAGGACCCGTCCACCAACGTGAAGATGCTGCTCAACGACGCGACGATGTCGGGCCACACCTTCTACGACTACCTGAAGCAGGCGACCCGCAACGTCGTCTCGCTCGGCAGGACAGGCACGCTCCTCGAGTGGGCCGACCCGGCGATGGCCAACAGGCCGTTCGTCATCAGGTACGAGACCGAGGACATACTCAACTGGCGCTACGACGTGGTGAACGGCAGGCGCCAACTGACGATGGTGGCGCTGCGCGAATGCCGCGAGGTCCCGAGCCAGGACTACTTCCAGCCGGAGACCGAGGTCAGGATCAGGGTGCTGCGGCTGGTAGCCCAGGGCGGGCCGTACTGCCTGGCCGAGTTGTTCCGCAAGGACGTGAACGGCGAGTGGGACAAGATCGACGAGCAGGTCCCGATGCGCCGGACCGTGCCGCTGGACTTCATCCCGTTCGTGTTCCACAACACGATGGGCGACGAGGCGTGCCCCAGCGACGTGCCGCTCGACGACCTGGCGCAGGTCAACGTCTCGCACTACTGCAACAGCGCAGACATCGAGCAGGGCCGGCACATCTGCGGGCTGCCGACGCTCGTGCTGGCCGGGTTCCCGCTGAAGGGCGAGTACTTCCTCGGGTCCACGCAGGCGATCGTCTCCGAGGAGCCGACCGCTAGCGCGGCCTTCCTGCAGATCGACGCCAACTCGCTCTCGGCCCTGAGCACCGGCATGGAGGAGAAGGAGCGGCAGATGGCGGCGCTCGGGGCGCGGATGCTCGAGCAGCAGGGGCAGGGCAACGGGCCAGAGGCCTACCAGACCGTCCAGATCCGGCAGAGCGGCGAGGTCGCGTCGCTGACCGACATCGCGATCTCTTGCAGCGAGACCTTGAGCAAGGTCCTCCGCCTGGCGCGGTGGTGGGACGACGCCACGGTCAAGACCCCGGACGACCTCATGGAGGATGTGTACGTAGAGCTCAACACCGAGTTCACCCAGCCGCCGATGGACCCCGCGAAGCTGACGGCGCTCCTGCAGGCCTACCAAACGAACGCGATCAGCTACGAGGAGTTCTTCAGGAACATGCAGAAGGGCGGCGTGATCTCGACCGAGAAGAAGATCGAGGACGAGCTGGCGGCGATAGAGGAGAACCCGCAGAACCTACCGAAGCCGGGCGACGTCCCGCCGAACCCGGGGCCGGGCAAGCCTCCGGCGAAGCAACCGCCGGCGAAGAATCCGCCGGCAGGAGGTTGACCGTGCGCACCTGGAGCAGCTTCGACGCGATGCTGCGCTACTACCTGGCGGAGGGGTTCGTCCTCGTAGAGTCGCGCTGCCGGGGTTGCCTGACCGAGCGGAGGGGCTTCTCGTTCCCGGGCGCGCGGGAGATGAGGTGCGCCGAGTGCGGCGGCCAGGCGGAGGTCACCCGGCAGATCGAGCCACATGTCGAATCTTAGCGACGACATCAGCAGCGAGATCACGGCGCAGACGCTCAACATCGTCCGGGCGGCGGTCGGCCTGTCCAAGCCGATCCTCGACGCGCTGAAGGAGCTCGAGGCCGAGCTGCTCAGGGACCTCGAGAACGCGGTCGGCAAGTCGGACTTCACGGTCGGGCGGATGAAGGCGCTCCTGGCGCAGACACGCGAGACCATCGCCGGGGCCTACGACGGGATCGCGGTGGCCAACCAGCAGGGCCTCGTCCAGATCGCCGGGATCGCGGCGAAGCAGTCGCTCGGCGCCGTCAACAACGCGATCGGCGCGAAGCTGACCAGCGTCGAGTGGTCGAAGGAGCAGCTCGAGGCCATCGCCAACAAGACGGTCGTCCGCGGCAACTTCTACGAGGAATGGTGGCGGCAGCAGGGCGACGACACCCGCGGCAGGTTTGAGGCCCAGATGCGGCTCGGGCAGCTCCGCGGGGAAACGGTCGACCAGCTCGCCAGGCGCGTGCGCGGGCGGCGCGAGCTGGGCTACAAAGACGGGCTGATGCAGGTCAGCCGCAACCAGGCGCAGGCGTTGGTCAGGACCTCGGCGCTCGGGGTCAGCAACGCCGCGAGGCTGGCCGCCTACGCCGACAACGACGACGTGATCAAGGGCGTCCAGTGGGTCTCCACTCTGGACAACCGGACGACCCCGCAGTGCATCGCGCTCGACGGAAAGCGGTGGGACTTCCCGGGCGGCGACGGCGACGCGGACTACGCCGACTACAAGCCGGTCGGGCACGACAAGCACTTCGAGCCGCCGCCGATCCACTGGAACTGCCGGAGCACGGTCATCCCGATCACCTACTCGTGGAAGGAGCTGGCCGGCTCGCACGGAAACAGCAAGGCGGCGCAGATGGCCGACCGGGTCCCGCGCGAGACGAGGGCGTCGATGGACGGCCAGGTCGCCCGCACCAAGACCTTCTCGGACTGGCTGGAGGGCAAGCCGCGGGAGTTCCAGGACGAGGTCCTGGGCCCGGCGCGGGCCGAGGCATGGCGCAGGGGCGAGCTGAGCCTGACCGGCCTCACCGACCAGAGCAACAACCCGCTCACGATCGCGCAGCTCGGCATCGCGCGGTTCCCGAAGATGGAGCCGGCGCTCGCCGCGCTCCCGGCGGCAGAGGCGGCCGGCACGCAGGCCAGGCTCCAGGCGGCGGTCGACGACGCCCAGCGAGCCCTGGCGCAGGCGAAGCAGCAGCTCGAGGCGCAGCCGACCCCCGAGACGCCGACGGCGCCGAGCTGGCTCAAGGTCACCGAGCCGGCGACGACGCCGCCTCCTCCGCCCAGGCCGATCGCCCCGCCCCCGTCGCCCGAGGCGCAGCGGCGCGCCCCGGTGTTCACGAAGCCGACCGACGCGAAGACGTCGCTCGTCAAGGCGACGCCGAAGTCCACCAAGGACAACGGCGGCGGGATCAACTCGAGTTACAACATCACCTACACCGACGGGACGCGCGCGATCTGGAAGCCGCTCGAGGGCGAGGCCACGGACGTGCGCCAGACGATCCCGGACAGGACCGGCTACATCAGGGAGACCGCGGCGAGCGACATCGCCGACATGATCGGGCTGTCCGACCTCGTGCCTCCGACCATCACGACGACGTACGACACGCTCGCGGAGGCGAAGGCGAACGGAATCGGCTCGGCGCAGCGGTTCGTGGAGGGCGCGAGGGAGGCCGGCAGGATCAGCGGCGACGCGAAGTTCGGCGGGAGCCCGCTCGACCTGGCGAGGTCGGCCGCGTGGGACTGGCTGATCGGCAACACCGACCGGCACGGCGGCAACTGGCTGGTCGTGGAGAAGGGCGCGAAGCTCCAGCTCATCGACAACGGGCTCGCGTTCCCGAACGACATGTACGAGTTCCGCTCGATGCTGTTCCGCGAGGCCGACGACCTGGGCTACGAGATCCCCGCGGAGGCCAGGCGCTGGGGCGAGCACTGGCCCGAGATCAAAACGTACTTGGAAGAGCACGGGTTCCAAGACAGAGTGATCGAGTTGATGAAGGTGAGGCTCGACGCGCTGAACTTGTACCGGACGTTCTCCGACCTTCGGAGGGCGCTCAACAACGGCACGCTGCTCGCGAAGTTCGCGGCGAAGAAGGGGGCGCACGCGCTGTGACGTCGGTCGCGTTCTGGTCGTCGAGCGGAGGCAAGGGTCCCGAGCGGATCGGCGCCATCCACTGGAGCCCCGAGCGCGGGTTCGCCTTCGACGGAGACCAGCACGCGCTCGACTACGCCTTCATCCTCAAGACGCCGGTCATGCTGAAGGGCGGCGAGCTGGTGGAGTCGGGCGAGGACCCTCAGCGGTTCATGGAGTCCCTGCACCTGCAGTACAGCGGCTCCTACTTGCGGGCAGATCCGGCGGAGTCAGACGAAGAATTTTAGCGCCCAGTGGCGCTTTTATTCGGCAAGCTGGCCGTTTCCAGCCACTTGCGGCGCATCAACTTTTCGTTTTACACGAGACGAATAAGACGCATATTGATATGTATGATACGACACGAAACGATAGAAGCAGCGGCGACATTGTTCGGGGGGGCGGCGTTCTCCTTCGTCATCGGATGGCTCAGCCTCACTTGGGACGAATACCTCGGCGCGCTGGCGGCGTGGTTGCGTCGCAACCTCGCGGAGGAGCTGGGCGATGCGAGCGACTGGTGAGTGCCCGACGGTCGGCGCCGACGCGAGTCGGCTCCGCACGATGAACACAACCAAAAACGCAGAACTGAAACTGGAGGCGCGCGGCGTGAAGTCGTTCCTCGGCACCGAGGGGCACGGGTTCAACGCGACGCTCTACATCAACAGCCGCAAGGCGGCGACGGTGATCGACTCCGCCGACGGCGGGATGTACCACTGGCACTGGCTAGACAAGGAGGCCGAGGGCACCTTCGCCGACTACGTCGCGTCGCTGCCGGAGGAGACCCACTACTACGAGCCGGTGAGGGCGTCGGGCGAGAAGCCCGAGCCGAACGCCGCGAACTCGTTCACCTTCAAGCCCGACGCCGACTCCGTAATGTCGGGGTTGGTCGACGACGCGATTAACGCGCGGCGGCTGGCTCGGCTGATGAAGTCCAACACTCTTTTTCGGCTGAAGTCCGAGACGTACAAAGACGGCGAGTGGCGCAAGCTGACGGGCGGCGCGTTCTGCCCAGCCGCGAAGGAGTGGCTGGTCAAGAAGTACGGCGACGATCTCGGGGAGATACTCAACGAAAGGAAAAGCTGAGATGAAACTGACGAAGATCAAGGTGGCAGACATCAAGGAGGGCGACGTGATCATGCCGCCGGGGCGCGAGCTCCGGCTGTGGATGCGGCGCCACGCGCGGGACAACGGCATGAGCGACCACGCGCTGACGCTGACCGTGATGGAGATAGAGCACGGCGCCGGCGACAAGCGCGGGCCGTGGGTGAGGTTCCGCTGCATGCACGACCCCGAGTGGAAGAACGGGCACCCGTTCTCGTTCGTGGCCAGGCCGTGGAGCGACTGGAAGAAGGTCGAGCGCGGGGTGCTGACCCACGACGGTGAACGCGACGCGATGTCGCCGCTCCACGAGGCCGAACGCGAGTCGGCGCGGATCGACGAGGCCGGCGTCAAGGCGCTGGTTGCGAAGCACGCCCCGCCGACGGATGGGCGCCGCGGGGGATTGAGGAACGCGAACTTCATCCCGCCAACGGCGAACGCTCCGACGCTCGGCCAGCGGCACGACGAGTCGCCCGAGTACTTCGCCGCGGTCCAGCGCTGGGTGGACAACGGGACCGACGCGCTGAGCGAGGCCGACGCGCGCCTCATCCGAAACGTGGAGCTTCTGGCGGGCAACCCCGACCCCGACGTTCTGAGGGACATGGACCGGCGGCTCGCTCCCGTGAAGAAGATGGTCGTGGCCACCCTGGAGACCAGCAACTTCGACTTCGTGACACTGGCCGCCGACGAGAAGTCGGCACGCGACCAACTCAAGCTGGCGTGGAGTCGCCACCGTCGGGAGACCGGCGCCACCGGCAACTGGTCGGAGTTCGAGGACGGCGTTCACATCCACGAGATGAAACCCGGTGACGTGATGCGTGACGGGTTTATCATCTGAACCCGCCCCCGTGGCGCGGGAGCCGATGCCACGATAGATTTACAACATGAAACGAGACACGAAAGGAAACCAATGACAGCGATAGACACACCCGCGAAAGCGGCGCTCCGCCGGGCGACACCGGCGCAGCCGACCTCCAAGGAGTGGTTCACGGTGGACCGCTCGGGGCTGGCGAAGATACTGCAGCGGAAGGGCCCCGAGTTCGCGGTCTTCGAGCTGGTGCAGAACGCGTGGGACGAGGAGGGCGTGACGAAGGTCGCGGTCGAGCTCGAGTCCATCAGCCACGCGAGGGCGAGGTTGCTCGTCCAGGACGACGCGCCCGACGGGTTCAAGGACCTCACGCACGCGTTCACCCTGTTCGCCGAGTCGGCGAAGAAGGACAACCCGACCCAGCGCGGCCGGTTCAACCTCGGGGAGAAGCTGGTGCTAGCCATCATGGACGAGGCCAGCGTGATCAGCACGACCGGCGGCGTGGTGTTCGACAAGAAGGGGCGCCACATGACCGGGACCAGGACGGGCGAGGGCTCGACCTTCTCGGGCACCATCCGCATGACCAAGGCGCAGGTGCGCCAGGTCGGAGAGGAGATGAAGAAGCTGCTGCCTCCGGCCAGCATCAAGACGACCTTCAACGGCGTCGAGATACTGCCGAGGGCGCCGCTCCACACGGTCACGGCCTCGCTGCCGACCGAGATCAGCGACGAGCGCGGCGACCTCCGCAGGTCGGAGCGCGTCACCGAGGTCTGGTGCTACCCGGTGGACGAGGGCGAGAAGGCGTTGATCTACGAGATGGGCATCCCGGTCTGCGAGCACGACTGCGCCTACCACACCGACGTGCAGCAGAAGGTCCCGCTCACGCTGGACCGCGACTCGGTGAAGCCGTCGTTCCTCACGAAGCTGAGGACCGCGGTGTTCAACGCGACCCACTCCAGCCTCACGGTCGAGGACGTCAACCACGAGTGGGCCCAGACGGCGATCGAGTCGCCCGAGGCCGAGCCCGAGGCCGTGCGCGACTACGTCGCCAAGCGGTTCGGGGACCGGCGCGTGTCGTACGACATGAACGACCGAGAGGCGAACAACAAGGCGGTGGCCGAGGGCTACACGCTCGTCAAGGGCGGCATGCTCAGCGGCGCGGCGTGGAAGCAGGTCAAGGCGGCGGAGGCCATCGCGCCGGCTGGCGCGGTGTTCCCGACGAAGCCCGAGCCCGACAAGCCCTACGAGCCCGCCGACTGGACCGTCGGGATGTGCGAGGTCGCCGAGTACGCTAAGAAGTTCGCGAGGGTGGTGATCGGGGTCGACATCGCCGTTGCCATCGGCGAGCAGGCGAGCAACGAGCTGGCGAGCTACGGGGGCCGACGCCTCCAGTTCAACGCGAAGAACCTCGGCAAGTTCTGGTTCGACATGACCGCGAACCGCGTCGCGATCGACGACCTGATCATCCACGAGCTGGGGCACGAGTACTCCGCCAACCACCTGA